AGTTCTAAAAGTTACTGAAGGTGCAACAGTATATCCAGATCCAGGATTAACAACGTTAACTGCCTGCACAGATTGTAGTCTTTTATTCGCATTAAGATTGCAAACATTAATACCACCAATCATTGTTGCAACACCTACAGCAGTCACACCACCAGAAGGAGCTGCAGAAACCTCAACAGTAGGAATCATTCCATATCCACCACCTCTATTGGTTACTGTGAATGACCTTACACCGCCATTGACTAGTCCTGTGGTAGCAGTTGCCTGAACTGCAGTTCCAACCACTGTAAGAGTTTGAGTAATTCCCTGAATTGTACTAATACCATCATCAGTCAATCCATCAGTTTCATCACCTAGCAACTCATTATCAATATCTTCAATTCCTGTTGCAATGACTTCATCTTGATACTGGAAGAGTTCGCAATATAATTCATAAACATAGAGGTTCTGTAACTGATAATATGGTTTTGCATACTCAATATCCTTAATTTCATAAAGACGATCATCAAGTGGGAACCAGATTAAGTCTCCACCTTTTGGTCTGGTTGATAATTTAATATTTGATTGTCCTTGAATTAGGGGAGTGATATAGTTTTCGTATCTTTCTCTCGATATAATTAATCTTACTTCGTCTTTTGATTCAATACCAAACTTTGATAATACATCCCCTGCTCCAGAATATGCATCATAATTATCAACATATGCTTCAATAGGCAAAGCATTGTCAAATTTAGACTGAACAACTTCTCTAATGACAGTTTTCTCTGTCATATATTTTCTTGGAATGTAGAATATATCTACACCATACATCCTCAACTGTTCGTTGATTAAATCCTGAACAAGATTTTGCTCAGAAGAAGTGCCTTGAGTGAAGAAAGGATTTAAAACCATCAGCCTATCATATCAAGTGGTGGCAGTTCGTAGGTACTCGACATTACCTCTCTAATCTTATCTAGTTCCTTTTCTGCATCGTCATATATTTGTCTACCATTCAGTTCGATACCACCTGGAAGTTTGACTCCCTGGAACTTAATTAGATTTTGTCCCCATTGTCTTTTAATTAATGCTGTCAAATAACGTTTTAGGAAACCATCGTTATAAACTCTTGGGAAATCATTGGGATTAAGTAATCTATAACAATCAATAACCAAGAAATCATCCACACTAACGCTTGCCCAATCAATATCTAAGTAAAGTCTATCTTGTCTTATATTAAATCTAATTTGTTTCTGTGTTGTCAATGCAAAGTCGATATCCTCAAGATATCTCTTAGTCATTGCATAGGTTAAAATTTCTGTCGATCCAAAGTAGTAAATATCATTTAAAAATAACTGATACTTAATACTGAACATATTGTTGGTGGTTGTATTAGAACCATCAAAGTGATATATCTTTGTTACACCTAAAACTTCTGGAGGAATTTGCAAGTAGTTGCTATTCTCTTCAAACGAAAAGGACACAGATTGACCGTCAATCGTAGAACTTGCAGTTGTAGTTACAATACCAATGGGGTTACTTCCACCTCTACCTCTTCCCCTATCAATATCTGCCTGAGTTACCTTATACTTCAGGAACGTGTTGGTTGTCCCGTCATAGTCGCGTTCCTGGAACACCTGGAGCGCATCATCCACCAAGTCATCAATCTGCTCGTCAGCAACGTTAATCTCCAATACAGGAGCACCTAGTTGCCTCTTACAGTACGCAATTAATTCCGATCTACTTGCTGGTTGAGCCATTTATTCACCAGTTTCCTATGTGTATTTATGGTGCTGCCGATACTGCAGGAACTACCATTACATTACCATTTGCGATGGTATATAAAGTTGAACCACTACTAACTATTACGTCATACATATATCTTCCCTGTTCAAGACTCCTGGTTGAAGTAGAACCTAAAGAAATTTTTAGTTTACCTTCTACAGCACTAGTAATCCCAACAGTAAATGACGTTGTAATTCCAAGTGTTGCTCCAATAGCAACACTTTTGGATATTGCGGCAGATCCAGAATAATCAGTTAGATCAAACGCAGTATTGGCATTATTGGTTACATTAAATGTAGTCTCAAAATCCGATCCTCCATAAATCGTCAAATTGACTCCAAAGGGAACTCCAGAAGATGGATCGAAAGTGATATTTTTAGATGCCATTTGTAATACCTATTACCGACATGGTTTCTTGTTGTTTATAATACAATTTTGTAAAAGACTTTGCAATATTTTTTAGAATTTCAATATCATTACAACTATCTATCTCAGATGCAATCTTCTGATATGCAAAAGACTTCTCTAAACTTTTTATTTCAATATCATTTGGATCCATTGATTAACTCCTTTAGTAACGACTTAATATCATTGATATCATCTTTAATTGTAGCAACTTCATCTTCAATAGTTTGTATTTTCTGATTCTTCTCATTCTTAGCCTTTCGACTAGCAATATAAGTATCATATGATACTCTATTTACATTCACTATAGTGTTTGTCTCAGGATCTCTTGCGAGATCCTTATGACCTTTTTCTGTGTATACATCCATATTATGCGAGAGCGATTACTCTAAGATTTTTCAATTGAGGAACTAATTCTTGACTTGTTGATGTTAGCACAAGTTTAATTCTATAAGATCTAAAGTTCGGAAGATCATCAATAGTGAATGTACGTTCAATAAAATCAGTATCATATGGACTATATCCTTTTTTGATTGAATTTTCTACAAAAGTATCAGGTCTTCCATCATTATTTGCCTCATTGATAATTTCACCATTAATATCTAAATTCAAATGTCCAGGGAATGGTTCAAAGATTGGTTCAAAACCAGGATCTGAATTAATTGCATAGAATGCTCTAATATCAGCATCTGTAGGAATATGTGCATCTACAAGAATTTTGATTGAAGATGCTGGATTTGCGAGAGTTACTTCCTTAGATACGTATTGACATGCACTAGGATCATTGAAGAGTGTATTCACTCTAGAATCAGTAGCATAATCAACAACTTCAGAATTAACTCTGTTTGATACTGCATAGACACTACATCTTTGAAGTTCAATTTGAGGAGTTAATTTAGTATTAGTTGTTCCAAGGAAAAGTCTCATTTGCATAGACTTATTACCCTCAATAGAATTTAACTTGCGATCTTCATTTACTTTAGAGAAGACTGCTCTTGGAGAATCAAAATAGTTATTTGCATTAAGAACAACATCTTCAAATCCTACATTTACGTAAGGAATTTCATTACCACTAATACTCTGAGTAGTGACGGTTCTTATCTGACCAGATAAAGAAGTTCCTTCAACAGCAATATTGTGTATAGATGGTTTAATAATTTCAAAAGGAATATTTTTAGTGGCCTTGACATTATCTCCACCAGTTGATTTTGATCTGTTAAGGAATAGTTTGGGTAATCCTACTCCAGTAGATCTGTCAATATTATCTGTGCTTCCAATAGTTCCAAATTTTTCAGACATATCAAGTTTGATATGATAAGAATCTAATGTTATTGGATTTGCAATGGTTACATCACTCAAATCGTGAGTTTTGTTAATTCTAGCAAGACTTACTCCTGCAAGTTCATACTTATAGACTGGTGTATCTATAGGATATGATTTTGGAGTTGTTCCTCTAGAAATACTTCCACCAATCGTTGATGCTGTTGTAGAGGTGTATTCAATAATTTCTTCACCAATCAAAAGTAATCCAGTATTAGTCAAACCAACACTAGCACCTTCAAAAGTAGAGAATACACTTCCTGTTCCAGCAGATACTTGAAGTGGATCAGTAGATGACTTGTCATAAGCTGCTGTCAATTTAGTTGGTTTAACATCTGGAAGAACTTTGAATATTCTTACAAAGTTGTCATCAAAATTCATTCCATGATTAACATGATTTACCTTAATATGAAGTCCATCAGAAACATTTACTATTCCATTTGATGGAATAGTAACATCTCCACCAGCATCAATGTTAAGTTCCCTTTCTGTATCTGTGCTATCAAAGAATCTAATGGTTCCAGCAGCTCCAGTAATAAATTCTCCTTGAACATTACCAATTATTAACTGAGATGTATGTCCAATACCAGTTAATGTAAATCTTGCATTCCGCCCAATACTTAATCCAGCAGGATCTGATGAAGATGGAAGTGGTGCATTTGCACTAATACTAACTACATCACCAACTTGATAACCATTACCACCAGCATTACTAATAGTTGCTGCAATAGCAACTCCATCCCTCACCGTAACATTTGCAGTAGCTTCCGATCCATTTCCAGAAATTGAAATTAGATTTACTCCAGAATAAGTAATCTGCCCATCTGCTGGTGTATATCCAACACCTGGATTAGTAATTGTTAACGTTCCCGTAGCACTAGCACCAACTCCGATCAGATCTCCTTGTGCAATTCTGTTTGAAGCAGTTCCTTGGAAGAAAGTATTACCAAGAGAATATCTAGCATCAGAAAGTGTCGTTCCTAATCCAACACGAATTTCATTTGAAATAACATTTAATGGATTTTCCATTAATGTGGCAATTTGTCTGTTACCCTCAGAAAGTTCTGGGCTATAAAGATCTACGGATCCTGATTCAACAAAGTCCGCTCTATACATGATAAACTTAAGATCTTCCCACTGACTTGCTTCCCAAGTAGATGCGTTCTGTGATTTAAATAGAGATCCAAGAGTTGGTTGGTTGGAAATATAGGAATCTGTTAGGATATCATTTTCACCAACTCTAGAAATATAAACACTATACTTAGTTGAGTTTGAAATCAAACAGATGGCATATTCTTTACCACCCTCAAGATAAACTGGAGCAGCAAACTCAAAAGTAGTTGCCACACTTCCATCAGTTGAAGTATTAACATCTCCTGGGAAAAGAACTACTTCAGATAGATCAAAATACTTGGCAGTTGGGAAACCATTTTCCATTGTTCTAATCTGCATTCTGACTGGAGTATTTCCGTCATCTTTTGTGCGGAAGAAAACATCACACTTTGTTATGAATATACCTTCAGGATCTTCTTCTTGATCAACCAAGAAAGATTGTGCAAGAGGATCATACCAACCAACAATAGATTCGCTTGTAGTTGCCTGTCCAATGTTTCTAGTAGCAGTAACCTCGGTGTTAACAGTTCTATTAACAAGTTGATCTTCAAAGAGTTTCTTTTGTTCAATTTTTGCATTCCTAATAGAAAGAATTTGATCTTGAACTGTCTCTAGGATACCAGAAGTTGGATATGCTTCTTCACCAACAGTGGTAGCAGCATCTTGATCATTATCTGGATCATTTGTTAATGTAAATACGTTGGTTCCAGTTTGGAAATTAGGATTATCTCCATTACTTGCATCAGGAATAAAGAAACTTCCTAATAAAGCTGAAGATCTATCAGTAATAAGTCTGACATTTGTTACTTCTGCTTCTGCTCCACTTGTTTGTCCGGTCAGTTTCATTCCTGTCTGGATATAACCAAAGAAATCTCCTTGTGGTTGATCTGCAAGAGAATACGTATCTACATTTAAAGTGGTTGAAGTAGAAGAATAAACTTCAGGAATAATTCCACCATTAACATAGGGATTATCTGGATAAACCTCTGTTGGTGAATTATAATCACCTCTTCTATGATTGGATTGAGCGACTCTAAAATTAATAGTGGGATTAGTGTCTTTACCTTCTTCACCAAGACCTGTACTGATGACTCTTCCTTGAACTGTCTCACCAACCTGGAATACCCCAGAACTCATTGTGATTTCAATTAGTTTAGGAACACAATACTTTGTAACCTCCTTACCATCAAAGAAAGCATAAATTTGAGTACTTGGTTTTAAGTTTGCCGCATAAAATTCAACATTTCTAGATCTTACCGAAGAAATAATTTCAGTGCTGAGGACTTTATCACCAACAGAAACTTCATCAAAAGTTTCAACAACATGATATTGAGTACCAGTTCTTTCCTGAATTCCACTTTCAATTGTATCAGTTACATCCTGCTCAATTGGTTGAGTGGTGGTCTGTCTAACCCATTGAGCAACTCCACTACCACCATTGATCCATCCACCTCGTCCAAATGTATTACTGCTACTAGTACTGGATTGTCTAGTATCAGTTTTAGTTGTAAATGTACCAGACCAATTTGTCTCCCAAGAATTCCATATTTCAGAGGCAAATCCAGTTTCAGGATCAACACCATATTTTTCCTCAGCCTCAGACATGATCTGAGAATAATTGCCAATGGTATCAATTGTTCTTGCTTCTAATCTAGTTTGATCGACCCAGTTATCAGAAGCGGGTGTCAAAACAATTGTTCCTTGCCAGAAACTAATTAAGAAAGGAGTTACACTTTCAGTTCTGGTTGCAAGAGTTTGTGACAACCATTCAATCTCAGAAAAATCAAGACTGATAATGTCATTTTGTTTTCTAACATTAGATCCATCTATAGCAGAGGTTCTTTTATCCGCAGTAGGATCAACATCAACAACAGGACCTGTCTGCAAAGCAAATGAATTTGTGCTATGCTTTGGTCTAAGAATATTATTTGATTGATCAATACTATTATTTCTACCAACTCTCAAATCTTGAGTAGAGAATGATGTAAAGTTATCTACAAAGAATCCAGATTTAAATCTATTGAGACCGTTTGCATCAGGTACAAATTGATTAGCGGTATTTGTTTCAAGTATAGAGAGAGTTGTATAATATTCTAAATTTTTAATTCTCTCTTCAAGTTTTTTGATATCCTTCATCTGATATCTCTTGTACTTCAAGAATTTAACAGATGCTTGTTGTACGTTATGAAGATATGGAGGATATTCTATCGTAGCAAGTTCAATTGCATTAGCAGGAGACTCTGGTTGTGCTCTCTTTGGATCATCTGCAGGTGTTCCAAACTTCATCTGCAGTTTCCCATCTCTATGCAAATAAAGTCTATCAATTCTCCCTTGATAATATGCATAATCTAAGAAAATAGTTTCATTAGATGCAAGAATACTCGGAACAGAATTTCCTGTTGCATTAAAGGATCTTCCAAGGAATTCTAAAGGAGATCTAGTTGTTTCGGCAACTGAATAGTCATTAACTCTTGGTCTTAAATCAATAATGTCCGTATTCATTATTCGGTTTATTGATTTAACCTCTGTGGAATAATCAAAATCATTATATGATTCAACTGTAACAATATCTCCATCATCAGAAGAATCAAATGATGCCGCTTTATAATATACTTTAATTTTATTTTTTGGGGAATCTGAATCAGTTTTTCTAGTTATAAAACCATGATTGTAGATTGTTCCTCTTTGTCCAGATCCAAAGGTGTAATTTGATGAAATATTAAAGGAAGTTGTGTTTAAATTACTTACTCCTCCAGAGATAGAGGATTCTTGGAATACAACTGTTTCTCCCTCTACAAACTTAAAATTATTCTTAGGAAGATATCTAAGAGTAGATGTA